TTCGCGTAGCTTCGTCTGGATCAGGAGCAGAGGCTCGCCGTTTTGAACTAACCGATAACGCTGGGTATTTAACAACCTTAGCGTCAGACAACACTAACGGCTTTCGCTTGCGACATGGTGCTTCAAACTCAGGCGGCCCATTGGCAAATCCTATTCGTTTTAGGATAGCTAATGACGGGAATGCCTTTTTCACCGAACAACTAAGGGTTCGCTCACTTACTCATCTTCCTTTTAGCAGTTTATTTGAAGGCACACTCGTAATTGAAGCCTCGGCTGATGAAGACCCTATCATCGTCAAGACGGATTCAGGCACCGCTGGCGCATCGGCTGGTGTATTCCACCAAGCATCCTCGGCACCGACTTTTCCAGCGTTCGTTGTAAATACTGCCGCATCTTCAGGCACTAATAAACTGGTGAGTTTACGAACAAGCGTCAGCAACTCAACGGGAACTGGTGGTACTGAAAAATTTTCCGTTGATAACGATGGACGCACATGGTCTTACAACACCGTTATCGTCGGTGACATAACCACTCTTAATACTGGTTTTGTAAGTTCAGATGAAACCGATGCCTTTATCTTGGCTGACGGGACTAAGGAGCGGCAATATATTTTAACCGATAGCAACAATGGCAGCGCATGGCACCAGTGGGTGCGCTATAGAAACGGAGTGAACACTTGGCGTATCGGTACGCTTGACACGGGTGTACAAACTGGCTTTTCTGCTTGGCGACTTGCTGGCACTAATAGAAACGGAGGTGAGATCAATTATATCGTCGCAGGGCCAAGAGCCGGTAACACTACTGGAACTGGATGGACAGATCGTATTGTTCTTTATGAGCCGTATGCTCGTTACGGAAGCGACACAAGTTATTTAGGGAGCGGGAGTCTTTACAAGATCCTTAGCACCAATACTTCAGGCGAATCTGCAATAACATTCACTCACACCTCTACTATGGATTTAAACCTTGTTGCAAATCCTCCAGAGCTTAATTTTGAGGATACAAGTTCAACCACTGGGACTAAGCGAGCAAGGTGGACGTTAGACTCTAACAAGTTCTCTGCTCAAGCTCTAAGTGACAATGATGGGGCGGTAACGCAACAATTAGTTGATTTCACCCTGAGCGATGGTTTGGCTTCGTTTGGTGGAGCTATTAGCATCACCGGCGGGTTTACGCAGGATGCTAACGGTTCAGTGAACTCTATTAGAATTCACGACGATGACAATTATGCGCAGCCCGGCCTCTACATAACTAATACGCTTACCAGTGCAACCAAAGAGTTTTATGTCAAAACCTATGGACCATCGGTAAACCTAACAATTTTTGGGCAAGGATCGGCAAACAAATCAGTCGTATTAACTAGCGGTTCTACTGATGCGGGTCTATCAATTGGAACGTATGGCGCCGCGCCCGTAATTATAGGAACGAACAATGCCGCTAAAATTTCAATTCCTGCGACTGGCTCAATTAATTTCCACAGTCAAAACTTAACTGGCGTTGGCACTATCTCTAGCGGTGCTATTACCGCCACAGGTAGCGTGACAAGTGCAGGGGTTACTTCTAATTCGCCAGTCATTATAACGTCAAGCACTGACGCAAAGCTGGTATTAAAGGAAACCACGACTGGAACAGTGCCTTGGAACTACATGGAGTTTCGTAACTCTGATAATGATCGTAACGCCTACATTGGTACAAACAACAGCAACCAAATAAATATAGTTGGCGACACAGGGGTTAGCTTTCTTTACACAAACTTAAACTTTTTGAGTGGCGCTATTACCAGCACAGGGCAGTCATTTTTTGGCAATCAGTCTGGCATTAAGGGAACTAGCACCAACCCTACTTCCAATGTTGCGTATTTGACTTTTTATGAGTCCGATGGCACGACAAGGCAAGGGTATGTCGGATACGGCAGCGGTGGCAATCAACATCTTTATATTAATAATGATTTAGGCGGCGACATTCTACTTAACACCAGTAGCACAAATAGAGTAACCATTAAGGACAACGGTTTAGTACAACAAACTCTTGCGGGAAACGTGGCTGACGGAACGTATTATTCTGGCTACACAATGAACGTGACAGGTACGTCAACCTTTGGCGGTATCCGTTTTGATCGCGCAGGAACTGCGATGTATCGCGTCGGGCTTCGCAATGACGACAAATTTCAGATTGCTAACTTTAGTTTGGCTGGCGTTGTTGACAATCAATTTGTAATAACTACCGACGGAAAAGTTGGTATACAGGATGGATCACCAGCACAGGCATTATCTGTAACTGGGAATATCACGGCGAGCGATTCAATTTCTGTTGAAAGCGGAGGCATCCGAATCGGTGACGGATTTGGCTCTGGTGGTTCTGCAACAATACACAGATACCAAGCCGACCTGTACCTCCAATACAACAATGGGCAAGCTGGAAACAGCACTACCGTCAGGTTTGGAGGTAACGGAATAGCTTGCGGAATTTATGATGAGACAAATGCTTCTTATTACTTAAATTCAAATAGCAATAAAAGCTATGTAGCCGCTAATGGTCAATTTTTTGGCATTGGCACAAACAATCCGGGTGTCCAGCTAGACATAGTAAACGCAAGTCATGCTGTCGCACGACTATATGCTGGCACTAATTCAAGCGCATCATTAAGACTAAGAAATGATGCTCAGGACTGGGATGTTAATTTACAGACAAACGATAAGTTTGCGGTATATGACCATACCAGTGGAAACCAGTCTTTTACTATATTGCCAACATCAAATTTCGTTGGAATCAATAACGATAACCCAAGCTATATGCTTGACGTAAAAGGACCAGCAACCATCGCAGAGCCTTACGGCATAATTAGAGCCCAAGCCGCTGGTCTTTACGGTGGGTTCATTGCTGATGCACCTAACCAAGCGCACATACGCTTTGCGATTGGCGGCAACATGAAATGGCAGTGGCGTACAGGATCGACTACTAGCGGTGATCTCAGAGCTTACTCGTGGGATGGTGGAGCCGACCAATTTCAGCTAACCACGGCTGGTTACTTAACACTTGGAAACGGCATAACGCTTGGCGGCAACCTGTCAATGTCCGGTCAAAAGCAAGAGTTCACCTATACCGGCGGCCCAAGCCTTTTTGACCAGACAGCAAACACTAGCAGCGTCGGCTTCAGAATGAACAAGGCGGGCAACTACTCTAGCACCTCAAGATCGTATGGTGTCCTCAATCTATCTCGCACAAACGGAACTACTGCCAACGGGAACGGAGCTGGCCTTTATTTTATGCTTAAAGCCGACGGCAACGCTTTGCAGGAGTACGCGGGAATTGCTGGAGTTAGAAGCGGAAACACCTCTGGCGAACTAGACTTCATGTCTTACGGCAGAAACGTGCAAATGCGAATGGATCAATCAGGAAACTTTACTTGCGCGGGCAACGTCACCGCTTACTCCGACCCATCTGATCGTAAGCTCAAAGACAATATAGAAATCATCCCGAACGCAATCAAAAAAGTGCAGGCGCTCAATGGCGTGACGTTTAACTATAAAAAAGACGGCAAACGATCAACCGGATTGATTGCCCAAGACGTTCAAGAGGTTTTGCCTGAAGCGGTTTATGAGTCCAAGTCATTAGATGGAGAGGAATTTTTAGCACTAAATTACGGCAACACTGTTGGACTTTTAGTTGAAGCAATAAAAGAGCAGCAAAAGCAAATTGAAGATCTTAAACAAACCATTGAGGAATTGAAGCATGGCAATTACAAAGACTGACAAGATAGAAAGAATTTCTATTGTACTTAAAGATCCGGCAGACACGAGCGTGATCGTTGTGCAATCAAAAACGACTTGGGATGATCCGAATGATGACCAACTGCCAATTGATCGGGAAAGTGTAAAGTCGGTGGAAAAATATACTATCGTTTATGATGATAATCAGCAACCATCAACCATTGAAAGTGACATATCAGGCGAAAGTCAACTGATCAAAGACATCTGCGCGGTGGTTTGGACTGATGACTGATTACACAATGAGGGATGGCGTTTTAAAGTTTGCCCATCAGTTTAGCGATGGAAATGCAGGGGTTTTTTATCTGCAACCTGATCCTAACCTAACGCCAGAAGAACAGATCAACTTGTTTAAAACTCAGCAAGAAGACTTGATAGAGCAGATCGCGGAATGGCAGTCACAATAAGCACATTCACAATCCCAACGGTTGACATCTTTGGTTTTGATCCTCCTGCTTTAGCTGGATTTACTGATGTCCTCGGTAGCGGAGTTATAACGAACGGATCAGTTGTCGCGTTTGGCGGTAATGGTGTTCGTGATCTGCTATGGCAAGCATCCACTGATCGGATCACATTTTCAGTGTACGGCTTGCATGAAAATGCTGGATGGGACTATATAACGATAAATGGTACTAACTACACCAGATCCTCAGCTAGTGGCTTTTCTCGTTTCAGTATAATGAATACCACAGCGAGCAATAACTATACAAAAGGCGGGATTTATACTCAGTGGTTCTGGAACAATGTTCCCAACTTTCCTTTCGCTTCTTATTCATCAGGATCTACTCAAGCGATTACTATTCATCACAGCGGGACGTTGCCAGCTTCAGGCTCTCTAAGCATGAATACCATACACCTAGCAGCGGGTGGTAGCTCTGGTACTCAAGTCGGCTTGAATGACTCAGACGTTCGGGCCTTGAATTGGTATAACACTGTAGCAGGAAGTGCGATTGCGAGTGGCGGCAAGAACGCAATGAGAGAGTATTATTACCCCTGCAATGTAGGAGAGAAACAAGGCGATCAGCGTAGAAGATTATTCAGTACAACGACCAACGATCTTAACTATAAGTTAGCAAGTGCTGATGCAGATATTGATAACGCGAGCATAAACGCGGCTGTCACTATTGCTAAGTGCGGTATGACGGTTGAGTTTGACGGAACAGACACAAGGCTTAGGTTTCATTTGTTATCTACGGCCAACTTTACAGGCTCAGGCGCTACGATAACTCTAACAAACCAATACTGGAATCCTACGGCAACTGGAACGGGCAGTCCTCAGACCTATAGTGCAGTGACTAACGATGCTATCACCTTTGAGGGTGTTCAGGTCATACAGGCCGCTCTACTGACATCTCAGCACAACGAGTCATTAGCAACAGGGACTCAAAACCCCGGAGGTGGTCAGATAGGTCAAAAGTCTTATGACGTTTCCGGCTTTGGCGAAACTTTAATGACCAGCAATAGCATTACGTCATTCGTTACCACGGCGGCAAATACTGCTTATGGCAGAAGTTTTCAGGTATCAACAACGATGCCTCGCTTTACCTATGGAGACAAAGTTTCAACGGTCGACTGTAGATTCAGATGGGCTTTGAGGTTACTTGGATACAGCCCAGAGAATCGGACCTTTATTGAGAAGGAAGAAACCTTAAACTTTATGATTAGCCTGAGAGCTAGGACCGATAAATTTAATTAAATTCGCGCCAAAATCAGGTAAACTGCCATTTTTAAATAAGGAGAGGAAAATGAGTGAGCAAAAGCGGGAAATGAGTGCAGACGAGTATGTTCAGATGGCTAAGATTGATTCCTTAGCTAAACAAAACGCTGGTCAAGCCCTCCGAATAGCCGATTTAGAGGCGCAGATTAGCCTTTATCAACAACAACAGGCGCAAGCCCAATCTCAAACGGAAGCCGTACCAGATGACTCTATACCCGGAGAAGATCCAGTGTTTGAGCCAGTGGATGACGCACATTAGGTGAATTATGCAGCAGGAAGTCAAATCAATTGTGGATGCAGTCGCCGTTAGTGGCGGCGTTGCCAGTTTAGCTGGCTGGCTTCCTGATGTAGCAGCTTTAGTAACAATTGTGTGGCTATCTATCCGAATCTGGGAATCCGACACTGTAAAGCGGATTTTTGGCAATAAGGATGACAGCGATGGAGACCCTTGACGCTTTAGGGGCTGTTTGGCCTATCGCTTTTGGATTTGTAACTTTAGTCATTGTGCTCGCCAAGATGCACAGCGATATTGAGCAGATCAAAGAAAAAGTACGGACGTTGTTTGAGCTATTCAACAGCAAAAAATGAATGATGGAGGAAATAAGACAGAAGTAAATGAAGTTTATTTTAATTATCATGATCGGGACTTGGGTGTCGCCCGATAGGATTGAATTTGACACCCTTGAAGAATGCGAAATTGCAGCAAAAAAATTAACATACGGCAAGATCGTAACGGCTTGCGAAATAGGAGATAACTATGCTGGAGTATCTGGAAATAGCGACGACCCTAGTAGCACTTTGTAGCGCAATTTGTGCAGTAACCCCTACGCCAAAGGATGACAAGATCATTGCTAAGGTCTATAAAGTGCTAGAGATGTTCGCGCTTAATGTCGGGAAAGCCAAGCAGTGATAGACAAGTTAATCGGGCCTGTTACGGGCCTGTTAGACAAGTTTATTGAAGACAAGGATCAGAAGGCTAGACTAGCTCATGACTTGGCTACGATGGCTGATCAACATGCTCAGGAAATCGCAAAAGGGCAAATGGCTATCAATGAGGTCGAAGCGGCCCACAAATCGCTGTTTGTGTCCGGCTGGCGACCCGCTACCGGATGGTGCTGCGTTTTTGCCTTAGCTGGGAATTTCATGGTCATACCGTTTACCAATTTCGTACTGGCCATATCGGGAGTCGATATAGTAGTGCCTCTCATTCCTTTAGACACCATGTTACCCGTTTTAATGGGGATGTTGGGCTTGGGAGCAATGAGAACCTACGAGAAGAAAAATTCGGTACACAGGGATAAATGATGTTTAAGTATTTTACGTTAGAAGAGTTCGCTTGCCAGGAGACTGGGGAAAATGGAATTAAAGAAGAGTTTGTTACAGCGCTGGATGCACTACGCGATTCGTGTGGTTTTGCTTTTGTCATTACGAGCGGGTATCGGAGTCCTCGTCATAGTCTTGAAGTTAAAAAGCCTGGCGGTGGAGGACAGCACACGACAGGCTGCGCTGCTGATATTGCTGTTAGTGGCGGCGCTCAGCGTTTTAGTATTATTTCAAACGCTCTTAAACTGGGATTCAGTGGCATCGGCGTTGCAAAAGGATTTGTCCATGTAGATATCCGTCAGACCACTCCGGTCATCTGGACCTACTAAATAAAAGGCCCACCGAAGTGGGCCAGTACGCCGAGGGGCGCGGGGGAGAAGAGATTAGATTTTAACACAGTATCCCCTAAATACGATTATTAGTTTTGTTTACTTCTTCGCTTAAATAGTTTACGATGTAACTGTTTCAGCAAAGGAGAAGAAAATGGAACAGTCAGAAAACATAAACGAGTTGGCGACAGCACTTGCGAAAGCGCAGTCCGAGATTCGCAATCCAGGTAAAAACACCAAGAACACATTCTTCAAGAATGAGTATGCTGACCTTACGTCAGTCCTTGGCTGTATTCGTCCTGTAGCATCCGCTAACGGGCTATCATTCATTCAAGCAGTAGAGGCTAAGGCTGGGCATGTATGTGTCTCTAGCCAGATATCCCACGGTTCAGGCCAGTGGATTAAGCAGACTGCATCTCTAAAGATCTCAGAAGCATCCAAGAATCCTGTGCAAGACTTGGGTTCAATCGCAACTTATCTCAAGCGATACCAAGCGCAAAGCATGTGGGCAGTCTGTGCCGATGAAGATACTGATGCCCAAGATCTTACGTTGGGTATAGAAGATATCTCTGATGAGAAGGTAGCGCATCTTGATGCTATGTTGGATTCTACCCAATCAAGCAAGTCTGCATTCCTAAAAGTCTACGGTGTGGAGAATCTCAAGAGTCTGACTGACTCGCAGTATGAGAAGGCTAAGAAGCAGCTTCAGCAGAAGAAAGCGAAGCAGGCTAAGAAATGAAAGGCAACTGGTATGGCTTGTACATCACTCATAACGATTTTCATCAAAGATATATTGCTAGATTTCAAAAAGCAACTGTTGAGCATGACTCGGATCAAGATACCTATGAGCCGAAACTACAAGCACATATAGCATCTGCCGCTGGAACCTATAAGCATATGGTGCTCAATTCAATTTCATCAGGATCGTTTTACACATAGCAGGAGAGGAAATGGATATTAAAAAAAATTATCCAAATAAAGTAATCAATCCTATGGCAAAAAAGCACAAAGAAGGGAAGTCTGTCCCAGTTGTGAATTTTCATCAGGATGACGAGCCTACGAATCGGTTAGAGCGGAGAATCCTAAAAGCTATACAAAGGAAGCGCAAATGAAGATCCACAACGTAGAGCAAGGCTCTGAGGCGTGGTTTCAGCTACGTCTTGGGGTTCCATCTGCTAGTAAGTTCAAAGACCTACTAACGCCTACAGGTAAGCCTAGCGCCAGTTCTGAGAGATACATGCATGAGCTTCTTGCAGAAAGAATGTCAGGCAAACGGTTTGAGACGTTTGAGACCTTTCATATGAGGCGAGGCATAGAGTTAGAGCCTGAAGCCGCAGATGTATTTAGTTTTCAGACCGATTTAATCTGCCGAGAGATTGGGTTTGTGACCAACGATGAGGAGACAGTTGGTTGCTCACCTGATCGGTTGATTCAAGACTTGTCTGGACTAGAGATTAAATGCCCAGCGCATAACACTCATGTGAAGTATCTGATTGATTATCACAAGAATGGCGAAATGCCTGCTGAGTATTACGCTCAAGTACAGGGAACGATGTGGTTGATGGATCTGCCAGATTACTGGTTTATGTCCTACCACCCTGACCTACCGAATCTCATCATGAAAGTACAACGTGATGAAAAATATATCGCTTCACTTTCAGCGGCGATAGATAAATTGCTGGAAGATATTGAAACTAACTTAACTCTAATAGGGAGAATATGATGGACTATGATAATCGTGGACGGGTGTCTATGTGGAAGAACGACAGGCCAAATGGCCCTACCATTTCAGGTAAGCTCGTTGCTCACCGTGACATCAAAGAGGGTGAGACCCTAGATATCGCTTTGTGGAAGCAAGAAGCTTCAGGCAATCAGCCAATCATGAAGGGTAAGGTCTCTGATGTTTACAATGCCAGCGCACCATCAACTGGAGTAGAAGACGATGACCTCCCGTTTTAATTTCGGTAAGTCACTAAGGTTGGCGCAAGTCAAGAAGGGAGTAAGCTCTACGGAGCTTGCTGCCCAGCTTGGCATCACTAAACAGCAAGTCTCTCAGTGGAGGTATAGAGAAGACGCGAAGTTATCTCTGATAGACAAGATCTGCAAACAGCTTAAGATGCACCCGTTTGACTTTCTGGAGTTGACTGATGATCAAAAAACTTTGGGATGAGATTAAGGCTATT